CAATCGTCTCCCACGGGATTGTCGGTAGCCGGGAGAGCATCGGCCGCGGCGACAATCTGTTGCCCGGCCGACCCGAAGATCTCGCCGATCTGCGCCGCCGTCATAGCCACGCCCGACTTGCCGCCGCCGTAGTCGTTCAGCTCCTCGCCGTTGCCGCTCTCGCCGATAGCCTGCGCCGCTCGGGCGTCGATGCGAACGTTGTAGCGACCATCAGTCATCCGCACCGCATAGGTGGTCTCGCCGATGCTCTGGCTCAGATCATACCGATCCGCCTGCTGCTCCCCCGTCGTCCACGCCACCCGCTCGGCGCCGAAACGAGGGGCTTGATATGAGTTGCCTGATCCGCCAGAAATACCCTCATGCCAGTTGAGAAAATCTGCAAGAGCTGTGGCGTCGAGATCGTTCTGCGCTATCCCTCCGATGCCCGCCGCACCTTCTGTGGTCGGCCCTGTTTCGCTCGCTTCTACGGCGCGTCGCGGAGCGCCGTCATGGTAGCGAAGCTGCGGGGCCAGAAGGCCCACAACAACGCTCGCATCCACTTCGCTTGCCATCAGTGCGGGAAGGATTTCACCGTTCCGCCCAGCCGAGCGCGCAGCCGAAAGCTCTGCTCGAAGGCGTGCGCCGACGCGGCTCGTCGCTCCAAGCATCCCACGAAGCACCCGGCGACGATGATCGACGGGAAGGTCCGATATGACCACGTTCGGCTCGCGGAGAAGGTCTTGGGGCGTCCGCTCGATCGCAGCGAGATCGTTCACCACATCGACGGGAAGATCGGCAGCAACAGCCTCACGAACCTGATCGTGCTTCATCGCCGCGATCACACCCGCCTGCATAGCATCGAGCGATGGTATGGCGGCCTGCCCTCCGCCGAAGAAATCCTCCGCGACTACCCGAACGCTCTCTGGTTGGGTGACGCGAGAATAGGCGGCGCTGGCAGGTTGGCCGGGTAGGTCAACCGCAAACCTTATCATCCGCTTCATCACGAGCGCGGGCCAGGACGTGCGGAATGGGGCGTCAGGGATGCCGGACCCCTCACCACGCGCATTGCGGACAGTGGCGTGCGTCTCGGTCACGCGAAGGTCTAGACGGCGATGCTCAGCCAGATCATCGCCCCGGTCAGATGCGCCGAGAATATCCAGATCATCCGCGTTCGTGGTCTTGAGCAGGCTGCTCGTTCCCGTCCACAGGCGGCCCGCCTCAATCGCAACCTCCAGCGCATCGCGCGTCCGCTTCTGATCCTCCAGCGAGCCGTTCAGGTTGGTCAAATCCCAATCGTTCGACCGGCGTTCGATCTTCGCGCGGATGCGTTCGATGCGCGCCTCGACCATCTGAAGCACAAGCGGCTGGAGCGAGATCGCCGACTTGTCGCGAGCGTCAACAGCGGCGTCGAACTCGCGCTCGGCGGCGGCGAGAGCGGTCGCCGATGTCGGCTGAAGATACCCCTGATCCCGCCCCTTCTGGTGCCAGTCGGATTGGACCTCCTCGATGAACAGCACCTTGCGGCCCTCGGCGTCGACGCGCTCGGTCAGGCGCGCGTGGGCGACCACGTTCGGCGTGTCCCAATGGGTCGAGGGGCCGGGCAGGCCCGGCAGGGTCAGCAGCACCTCACGGTAGGTTTCGTCGGCGCCGGGGAGCTTCCAATCGGAGAACTGAGTCCCGCCGTCCGACGGTATGGCGTCGCCGAAATACCGGGCGCGCTGGCTGGCGCTCAGGCTCTCCCACTCATAACCATCCTCGTCCGCCGCTTCCCGCGCCGCATCCTCGTCGGCGCTGCGCGTTCCCCCCAGCACCACCTCATCGACCCGCACGCCGTTGCCGGCCAGGAACTCCGCCAGCGCCTCGCGCGCCACCGGGCCGTCCTGCATATCGAGCCAGTCGTTCACGCCCGACCACTCGACCTCCTCCTTCTTCACGCCCGGCGTTTTCGCCAGCGTGGCCTTCCACTGATCGGCCGGCGCCCGCTTGGTCTGGGATGCGGAGACGGCGGCGGCGAGGGCGGAGTAGAACGGCGGGGCGATGTCGGATTGGAACAGGATGCGCGGGTCGGCGGGGTCGAACGTGCCGCGGTTGAAGACGGACTTGATCTGGGTCGGCTCGAAGACGGCGAAGTGGTCCGACACGACGCCCATTTTTGGGCTGTCGTTCAGGTTACGGAGGATCAGCCCGTCATGGCCGTCCGCCTTCGCCTGATCCACCATATCCTCGAAGGCTTGAGCGCCCATCGAGATCATGCCGCCGTCGAAGTCGATGACCTTAGGGTTCTGGACCGACAGATAGACGGCCATCACCGAGTTGTTGGTCGTCGCGTCCTCGCGGGTCGCGTCGATCTCCAGCGTCTCCCACGCCGCCATAGCCTCCTCGTAGGCGGTCCAGTTTCCGGTCCGCTGCGCGGTGCGTTCCGCCGTTTCAGTCGCCTTCCGCAGCCGCTCGCGCTCGCGCTCAAACTGCTCGACGTTCGCCACTACGCGCTCGCCGGCGTTCAGGGCGTATTGGTCGGCGACCTCGCGGTTGTCGGTGAAGAAAAACGCCTTCGTCGCCCCCGCATTGGTCCCGGTGGCGGCTCCGCCGCGCGCGAGGTTGAAGGCGTCGAACGTTTGGTTGGTCCCGTGATAGACCACGAGCGGCTGACCTTCGGCGTCGACCACCTTCGACTCGCCGAACCACGCGCGAAAGGCCGGGCTGTCGGTGACGAGCGCGCCGGATTGGTCATAGGTCAGACCGTCAGAGTAGCGCACCACCTCGTCACCAGCGATTACCCCGTCATAGCCCTTCGCCCGCACGAACTCGCCGGGATCAGGGAACGCCTTGTTGAAGGCGACGATGGACGAAAAGTCGCTGTTCTGAAGAACCCAATCGCGGAACGTGCTTGGCGCGTCACCCCGGCCCGTCGGCAGCACCAGCGGGTTGCGCGGCCACGCCGTTTCCGGCGACACCTCGACCACGCGACCATTAGGCACCAAATCCCCCGCCGCGTTGCGGGCGTAGGCGTATTTCTTTGCGAACGACTTGCTCGGCGAGGTGTAGATACCTCGACCCAGCATGAACGTCCCGAGACCTTCCGCGCCGCTTTCCTGCGCCCCCTCGACGATGCCACGATAGAGTCGCTTCGGCGGCTTGACGCGATAGGTTGGCTCTCCCCGCTGCTCATAGGCCGACGTCTCGCCGCTCGCCGCCTCCAGCGCCGCCTTGATGTCCTCGACCGAATCCGTCTTTGCGTTCAGGCCCAGCTCGGCGAGCATTTGCTCGAAGTCCTGAAGCGCCGCCTCGTTCTCCTCGGCCGTGAGGTTGCGGTCGGCCATGCTGGAGAAGCGCGGGCGCCCGGCCAGCTCCTCACGGAACGCTTCGAGCAGATCATTGCCCGTCGATCCCTCCGGCAGATAGCCGGCGGCGATGGCGCGCTCGGTCACATAGTCCGAGCCATAGGTTCCTTCGTCGCCCTCGCGCACCAGCCGGCGCCGGAACGCCTTGCCCTTGTGCCACTCGTTCGCGCCCATCGCCGCCAGCTCGCCGCCGGTGTCGGCGATGCCGCCCTCCTGCGCCACGAACTCCATCAGGGACGGCCCGGCCATGCGGGCTTGCCGGTCCACGCCCCGGCTGGCCTTCAGCGCGGCAATGAACACGTCGGCCCGATCCATGTTGACCCGGGCCCGCTGCGCCGTCGGCGCCAGCCGGACCGTCAGCGGCTCGGCCTGATAGGCGGCCCACGCATCGGGGAAGGCGTCAGGGGAACGAGCCGCCCGGGTCCGCGCCCGCACGCCCTCGACCAGCGCCTCGCGCTGCGCCACGTCGATCGAGCGGCCCGCCGCCCGCAGTTGCGAGAAGGCGTCCGCCACCACGCGATCGAACGGAGCCGCCTCGGCCTCCGCAGCATCGGCCACGGTCTCGGCCTGGGTCATCGCCTCGTCGAGCCGGGCCTCGCCTTGCTCCGCCTCGGCCGCGATCTCCCGCTCCGACAGATCATCGAAGCCCATGCGGAGGTCGGCCTTGAACGCCTCGTGCGCCTCTGTCGGCCGGATCCGCGTCAGATAGACCGACGCCGGAATCACCACCTCTGCGCCGCCCGCGTGCGCCTGCTCCAGTTGGTCGCGGATGTCCCATTCGTCGATCCAGCCGCTCAGGTCGGGGTTCGACTGGAAGAACGTCGCGACCACCTCCGCCGGGAGGTGCACCATCGACTCGGGGTTCACCGATTCGAGGAACGCCTGCATCCGGTCCGGCGACCGCTTGAACAGCGGGTTTTCCAGCACCCGCTCGCCAAGCTGATCGAACGACTGGAGCCGGGCCGCGTCGGCCCGCGCCTTGTCCTGGCTCTCGACGTACTGGCGGCCGGGAAGGGCGGTGAGGGTCAGGGTCCGCACGAGCGAGCCGACCACCGCAGCGACCGAGCCCTCCTCGACCGTGCCGTCCAGCAGGCCGGTGTCCTCATCAAGCAGGGCCGACGCGAGGGCGTTGTGGCCGATGCCCTCAACCACCTCGGAGAAGGCTTCCGCACCGCCGGCGGCGATCACGTCGGCGACCTTGTTCGTCAGCCGGGCCCGGATAGGGGCTGGGAGACGCCCCAGGACCGCGCTCAGGCCGAACTTCTCGCTCGCCGCGGTGACGAGGCCGCCGCCCAGGATGGCCGCTGCGTCGGCCGTCGAGTAGCCCTCGCGCCCGTCCGCGGCCATGTCCTCGTCGACGCGCTGCCCCATCTGGCCGGCGCCCTGAAGGAACAGCGACGGAAGCATGGCCGTGCCGCCGCTGGCCGCGATCATCGTCAGCTGGCCGCCGATCTGACCGACGCCCGATGCGACATCACCGGCGAATCCGGTCTCGGTTTGGGACGGTCCGATCCGGGAGCGCAGGTTCAGCGCGGCGATCTGCGCCTCTTCGGCCGGCGTCAGATTGCCCTCCACCGCCCGGCCGCCGAGACGGATGCGGTCGGCGACATAGCTTCCGGCCGCCCGTTGCGCCGCGGTTGTCCCGGGATTCATGTTCTGGAGCGCGGACAGGCCCTCGGCCGTGTAGCCGACCGCGCCGATGGCGCCGCCCAGCCCCCGGCGAGCCAGGTCCCGCAGCCCTCCGCCCAGCCCGCCCGGCGCGAACATGGCGGCCGTCGACGAGGGCCCGCCCGCGCGCATGGTGTTCGCCAGCCGCTCCATCCAGGTCAGGGTCTCGACCTGATCGTGAGCGATGCGGGCGTTGTCCGGCTGGGAAATCCACCGGGCAGTCGCCGGCGCGTCGTGCAGGAGGAGGAGATCGGCCTGGGATTGGGCGCGCTGGCGCGCGACCTCCGGCTCCGCCTCCACCTGAATCGGCGCGATGCCGAGACGCTGGGCCGTGCGCTGTTCCTCCGCCACGACCTCGGGGTTCCAGCCGCGCGACGCATACAGCGTCCGCCCCGCCGCGCGCCGCGCTGCATCCGCCTCCGCCCGACGCCGTTGCTCCTCGTCCGCGCGAACGAGATCGTCGGGGTTCTGCATCGTCATGGGGAGGTTCCGAATACGAGACGACGATGGGCGGCTTGAATGTGCGCCTCGGTGAAGGTGCGAGTATTCTTATACTCGCTACGGAGCCACGCCAACGCCGCGCCGCGCTGTTGCGATGTCATCACCTCCTCGACGGGCGCGGAGCCAGCCTGGAACGCGCGCAAGCGGCCCGCTCGCCCGTCATTGTTCGTGTCCGCCTCGACCTCACGGACGAGCAGGTTCAGGAAGCCGATGACGGTCTCCCGGTCGGGGTTCTGGCCGTCGTGCGTCTCACGATAGCGCTGGACGGAGTTTTCTAGCCCAGCCCGCAGCCGCGCCTCCTCGACAGCATCCCGCCGGGTTCGGTTCGCGCCGCCCGTCACGAGGCCAACCTGCTCGGCGTATTCGGTGATGATGTCGTTCATCCCCTTGAGCGCGTCCTCGGCCTGGGGGCCGCCGGACAGAAGCTCACGCCGCATCGAGCGCAGGCTGTTGATCCGGTCGCGGCTCATCACGCTTCGCTCGGCCGTGAAATCCCCGCGCGCAAGGAACGCCGCCGGGTCTCGCGCGGCCTCGTTGGCGTAGTAGTTGTAGGTGTCGTCGGACAGAACCGGGTCGATGTCGCTCTCGCCCCGCTGCTCGTTCTCGATGGCGACCGCAGCGCCGCGGCGCGCAGCCGGCGAGATCCGGTCAATGATCTCGCGCGGGATGTCGTTGATCGAGGAGACCTCTTTCGAGCCGCCCGGGAGATAGTCCTGCAACGCCCGCTCGGCCTCGCTCTCGGCGTCCGCGCGCACGGCCTGACCCTGGTTGTAGCGGCGCACGCCCTCGGCCCGGAACACCTCGCGCCGGCGCCAGTCGTCGCCGGCCGCCGCGTCCGCCGCCTCATAGACATCCTCGAGCGTGGTTGGGAGCGCCTCGATGACCGGCGAGCCGCCGCCCGGCTGAACCGTGACCTCGCCGCCGAGCGCCGCCGACGGGTTCACCTTCTCGCCGTTCTGGCGCACCTCATAGTGGACGTGCGGGCCTTGGCTGTTGCCGGACCCGGCCGCGCCGCGCACGCCGCCCGACATGGCGATGATGTCGCCCTGCTCGACGCGCGTTCCCTCCGCCACCGTCCCGCGCGACAGGTGCGCGTAAACCGTCTCGAGGCCGTTGCCGTGGTCGATCACCGCATAGCGGCCATAGCCGTCGGGATCATCCCGCCAGCGAACAACGCCCGGCGCCGAGGCGGCGACCGGAGTGTTCGGCGCCACGGGGAAATCGACCCCGCGGTGATTGGAGCTTCCTACGCCCCCCGGCGACCGGCGCGGGCCGAACCCGGAACCAACCGGCGCGGACACCGGGGGACGTAGCGTCACGGTCACAGGCGACCCCTCGACCTCCGCCGTGACGGTCGGCGCGGGACGCTCCGCAGGGTTGGCGTCCCAGAACGTGATGGCCTCGAAGGTGTCGACCTCCTTGCGGACCCCCTCGCGCAGCCGGGTCAGGACATCCGGCTTGATCTGCGCGCCCCAGCGGTCGAGGTAGGACTTCGCCTCGCGCGGGTCGCCCGCCTCGACGAGCGCGCCGACCGTGGCCTGGTGGACGCCGCTGATCGTCTCGAGGAACTCGGTGTCGGCCACCGCCGGGTCGAGACCCATCCGGGCCGCCTTGGCGTCGATCTCGTTCCGCACCGCCTGGATTCCGGCCAGACGCTCCGGCCCGTCCGGCATGGAGACGAGATCGGTCCCCAGCGAGGCGATGCGCGCCGTCGCCGCCGTGGTCAGATAGGTCTCGGTCTCCTGAACGAGATGCGTCGAGGCCGCGCCGTCGAACCGCTCGCGGCGCTGCGACAGCACCCGGCCCAGCATCCCCCGCTGGCGGTCGTTCTGCGCCATCCCCTTGTAGCGGGACTCCAGCTCGTCATACCGCTGGCGAACGGTGGTCTCGGCCTCGACCGCGTTGCGGCCGCTCATCGAGAGGAACTCGGTCTGGATCTTCCGCGCCTCGGCGGCGAAACCCGTGTCAAGCTCCAGCGCAGAAGCCTCGTCCTGAGCGATTCGTTGACGCTCCCAGACCTCGGCCCCGCGCGACATCGCGCCTGCGAGGCGTTGGGCCGACTGGCCTACGCCCTGGCCGAACCCCTCTTGCACCGCGCGCTGCTTTTCGCCAGCGACCGGGCGGGCGCCGACATCCTGACGGTAGGGAACGATCTGCGCCATCTACTTGCCCCGGTAGTAGGGCGCGCCCCACGCTGAAAAGCCCGCCATGCCCGGCGACATCGATGGCGGCTTGATCTTCGCCTTCGGCGCCCTCATCCCCATGACTTGCGACGCCCCGCCGATCACGGTGGACGACACGTCGAACAGGGCCGAGACCCCGGCCTGGCGCCCGGCCCGCTTCTGCGCGAGCGCCTCCTGATCGTAGTTTTGCGCCGAGATCATGAACCCCGTAGCCTCGCGCGCGGCGTTCTCGCGGATCTGCCAGGCGTCCTGCCCGCCGAAGACCGCGGTGTCCGTCACCACATCGAGGGGCGAACCGAAGGTCGTATCGAGGCCGCTCGCGGCGAAGCTCGCCATCTGCGCGGACTTCGCATAGGAGACCTCGCGCCACTTCTTGATCTCGTCCTGTTTGCCCCGCTCCTCGGCGTCTGCGGCCTGGTTGCGCGCGGCTGTCGCGTTGTTGCGCGCGACCCCGGCCTGATACTTGTGCTGCTCAATCTGCGCGAGGCCGGAATAGCCCGCGCCGATGGCGCTAAGGGCGGTCGAAGCGACAACGAGGGCGGCGGGTCCACACACGATCAGAAGCCCTTTGAGAACCGGCGGAAAGCCACCCCGCCCACATAACGGATTTCCTCGTCAAACGCGAACCCCAGCCGTTTCAGCCAGGCGATCGAGCGCAGGTTGTCGACGGCGATGAGATTCTCCAGCCGCGGCGTATCCCGCTCGATGGCCCGCAAGATCGGCGGAGCGAGCCGGAGGATGGCGCGGTGCGAGCGGTCCAGCGCGTCCGTCCCCAGCATCCAGACCGTGCCCCGGCCCTCGATCACGCTCGTCGGCGCAACGCCCAGCATCGCCGCCGGCACGCCGTCGCAGAGGAAGGTGAGGCAGGGCGTGGACGCCTTCAGGCCCAGCCGGAGCGACTGGAGCACGGTGCGCCCCTGCGCCTCGCATTCGATCCGGTCGAAGCGGCGGATGCGGTTGGCGATGGCGCGGACGTGGCGCGGATGGCCGGGCTCGACAGTCCAGTGGTTCACGGGCACATTCCCTCGCCGACCAATCAAGGCGGCATAACCGACTGGAGCTAAGATGCACAGCGAAACCCTGAAGGCGACGGATGACTACTCCGCCGCGAAGGCCACCCATCCGCGCGTGTCGTTGGCGGATATGGAGGGCAAAATCGCCCGCCAGCACTACTTTACCGCCGACCAAGCCGTTTGTGCGGCGGAAAACGCGAACACCTATCCCGGCGACCCGCTCGCCATCCTGACCATTTGTATTCTCGTGATGCAGAACGGTTTCACCGTCATCGGCAAGTCTGCCCCGGCGAGCCCTGAGAACTTCGACCCCGAAAAGGGCAAGAGGTTCGCTTACGAGGACGCGATCAAGCAGCTCTGGCCGCTGGAGGCCTACGCTCTTCGAGAACGCCTCTCCGCTTCCTGATCGACCTGCGCCCGCCGGATCCAACCGGCGGGCGTTTTCTATCCCCCGACCTCGATGTCTGGGCTAACGCCTAAAACCACCATCGGCAGCGGGCGCCGCTGGAGCACCGTCACCAGCGCCTCCTCCCAATCGCCGTTGCTGAAGCCCTTGGGATCAAGCGTGCCCGTGAACAGCGGCGGCGGCACGACAGCCAGGCTGTAGGTCGGGAACTCGGCGTCATAGAGTTGGTCGATCTCCCGATCCAGCCCATAGCCGATCTCGATGCCATAGGTGTTCATCAGCTCGACGATGGCGTTCGCCACGATCATGCGGCGGCCTTTGGTCGTGCCAGCCGGACCCTGCACCACGACCGGCAGGGTGCGGATGTAGGACACATACGGCAGGCCGACGCTGACCGTGGAATAGGCGGCATCGAGATCCGGCGTCAGGCGCCCGTTGACGATGCTGTGCCCCGTCTTCACCAGCCCGTCGGCCAGCACGGCCACGTCCATACCCTCCAGATGATCCAGCCGCGACAGGGTGGTGGTCGGCGTGCCGCGATAGGTCAGCGCCGCGTCCATCACCACCGCATCCTCCTGGGCGGTCCAGTTCTCGTCGATCCACAGGGGTTGAGACAGGCGTTCGACGTAGCGCCGGGCCTGCCCGTCGATCTGGCGTTGCACGGTCATATAGAGGCTGTCGACGCCGTTCTCGCTGATCGAGCAAATGCTCTCGACCAGCCCATCCGTCTCGCACAGGGTCCAGCCCCAGACCTCTTGCTCCGCCTGCCAGGTCAGGGCGACCAGCTTGCCGTCATTGCGCCTGCACCACAGGATGCCGGAGGGCGTTTCGCACCATGCGAAATGGGTGATCTCATAGCCGCTGAAGAAGTGCGGCGCGAACACCGACAGGTTGCTCCCCCTGAAGCCCTCCTTCTCGAAGGTGTAGCCGCTCGTGCGGACGCTGTTTCCCCGCGCCGTGGCGTAGAACAGGATGTCGTCGATGATCTCCGGCCGGGCGTTGTTGGCGCCGCGATAGCCCTCATTCCGCGACTCGATCGAGGTGGGGGAGATATAGCCCGACGAGCCGCCGCGGATGCTCCAGAGCGCGTCATTCGTCAGCGCCAGCAGGGCGCCGCCGAGCGAGACGAGGTGCTGGATCGCGTTGACCCGCTGGCCCCGCAGGCCGAACGCCACGCTGTCGGTCGCCTGCGCCGGCCGCGACTTGTCGAAGTTGAACAGGTCGTCGATGCGCGAGCCATAGACCGCCGACGGCAGTTTCGGCGTGCGCGCCGCCCACAGCCGCGCCTCGTGAAACGCCACCGTCGACGGATACTCGTCGCCATCGAAGGGATCGAACGCCGTCGGCGGGCTGATCGAGAAGTCGGCCAGGATGTTGTCGTCGACAAACGAGGTGGTCTCGGAGCGCCCGAGGTAGCCGTAAGTCCCGCTCCGCACCTCGTAGATCCGATACTCCACCGCGTCGGCGTGCGCCGTCCACGAGATCGTATTGGTGTCGGTTTTCAGCGACAGGTCGTTGCTCCCCGAGTCGGAGGCGGACGCCTGGCTTTCGTGCCCGGCCTCATTGATCGCCGTGACCACATAGGTCTTCGTCGACGGCAGATAGTCCGCCGCCCCCGATTGCGGGTTGTTGACTGTGACCGTCACGCCCACGGGCGCGTCGATCTGGGCCCCGATCGGCGCATCATCGAGCCGCCAGTCGTTATGACCGAACCGGCGCAGGCGCCGCAGCGGATGGCCATAGCAGGCGATCACGCCCACGTCGGCCGTCTGGCCATAGCGGAGCTTGCGAAGGTCAGTCTCGCTGTAGGTCGTGGCGATGGTGAATATCTTGGAGGCCGGCATCGTTACAGTCCCCCGCCCCCGCTGGGGTCCCATTTCACGTTGTGGGTGAAGATCCCCGCGCCCTTGAGGTCGCCGGCCAGATAGACGCCGTTGGAGGCGGTGATCTGGGCGACGCGCTTGGCCTCGACCCGCGCGATCTTCTCGATCCGCTCCCAACGCACTCCGCTAGCGTCCTGAACGCATACCTCGTGACGGTCGGAAAGCGTCTCCGCGCGCCAGTAATCGACCTTCTCGCCGCGCTTCACCGGGACAGGCGTGGTCGTCGAGCACGTCAGGACGATGCCGCTGATCGTCTTGATCCGCACGCACGGGCGCCGCGCGAACAGCAGGCCCGTGACCGCGCCCTCGTAGATCGAGCCGTCCTCGGCCCGCATCGTCAGCGGCGTGCCAAGCTCGGCGTCGGCCGCCTTCAGGTCGGGCCCGACATACGCCTCGACCCAGACGCACATCGGCGGCTCGTCGGGGTCGGAATCGGGGAAGTCCGGCGGCTCGGGATCAGGATCACCCGGCGCCGGCGGCGGCGGATAACCCCCGGTCCCGCCTTCGCTGTCGCCCGCGACGCCCCCGCCCGATCCGGTGAAGGCGCTCCAGCCGCTCGCGTCCACGTCCCCGAACGTCGAGACATCCCCGGCCTGGCCCGTCACCGTCAGGATCAGGCCGTTAATCTGCGTCATCCCCTCGATGCCGCTGAAGTACACCCGATCACCGATGGCGTACCCACTATCGGGTATCGTCACCGTCAGCGGATCAGTCGTCGTGGCCGCCGTCACGATCAGCGCCGGCTCCACCACGGGGTCGCCGTCGAAAAACACGCGGATCAGGTTCGGTTCAAACTGGAGCGCATAGGTCTGATCGAGCGAGAAGGAGAAACTGAACAACTCGGAGAGCTTGGTCTCGTCGTGCTGGGTGTCGCAGAACAGCGAGCCCGGCCGGTTGTATTGCCCGCCCCCCGGAAGGCCCAGGGTGTTGCGGCCCTTGTCGAGCGCCGTCTGATACTTGGCCACATCGTAGCGGGCGCGGACTTGCCGACCGATCTCGCCCCCGGCGAACGACGGCATGGAGGCGAGAAAGGCCATCAGGTCAGGTCTCCGGCAGGCCGTCGTAGGCCATAGGCGCCACCGTGGCGACGGGCGCGGTGTCGGTATAGCCGTCCATCCCGATCGTGGCTTCGATGGCCTCGGGGATGAAGTTGTCGCCGTAGCGGTTGGCGCGGGCGTTCTTGTTCAGGTCGGCGGCATAAGCCCGCTCGCGCCAGACCTCGGCCCGGCCCTCCAGATCGTCGCGGAGTTTGCGATCCTTGGTGATCGGCATGGCCAGCTTGGCTGCGAGGGTGAAATAGAGCGCCTTCTCGAAGCTCGCGCTCATATCGGAGAAGGCGGGGTCTTTGGTGATGTACTCCAGCGTCACGGCGCTGTGCTGCGCCCAGATGGTCGTGCCCTCGAAATCGAACGGTAGGCCCAGGTCGTTTATCATCGGGCCCGGCGCATAGGAGGCCGACGGGTTCAGGATGCGGAGCGGATAGCCCATATCGCTCGGCACCACGAACGCGGACTGCCACAGGTTCGACCGGGTGTTGGTGATCGCCGTGAGCGAGGCTCGTCGGGTGGCGAAGGACCACTCCAGCTCCATCAGCTCGGCAAGGGCCTGGGGGTACTGGCGGCGGCAGACCTCGGCGCGTTGGTTGTTGTCGCTGATCGACACGATCTGCGCCGCCGGCAACTCGTCCAGCGCAAGGTTACAGATTCCGACGATCGAGTTTGTCACGCGCGGCCCTCACATGGAAAAGGCGGCGAGGCTTCCCCCGCCGCCCTCCCTTATCACCCGAAGCCCGCAGGCGCTACGCCTTGGGCGGAGCCGAGAGTTGCTTCTGGAGTGCAGCCTTCGTCGCCGAGGCGTCAACGGTGTCGCCCCGATCCCTGAGAGCCTGCACGATTTCAGCCTTGGTCAGCGAGCCGCCCGGCTCGCCGTCGCCGTCATGGTCGAACGCATTGGCCGCAGGCTGGCCGCCGGATGCGCCGGGCTGGCCGACATACGCCTCGACCGGAGCCGAGGCGCCCTCGGGAGCCGGAGCGACGAACTGGCCTTGCACCTCGACGGCGCCAGCGGGCAGACCTTGCGGACGGCCCGCATCGCCAGAGCGCACGGTGATGTCGGCCAGGGGAACGACGGTCTGGCCGGTGTTCTCCTTGGTCGGGTCGGCGAGGTTGGTGGAGTCGGCCGGAGCCTTCGCGCCGCGCTTGGCGCGGAGATAGGCTTCGATCTCCTCATCGGTCAGCTGCGCCAACGAGGACGACGGCGCCGGCACGGCCAGGTCGGTGTTCTGATCGTCGAAATCGACTTCTTCGCCAGGCTGACGCAGCCGGCCGCCGATGAAGGACAGGGTTTTGAGGACTTTCGTGACCACGGGAATGTCTCCTCAGACTGTGGCGCAAGGGGAAAGGGCGGGAGCCGAAGCCCCCGCCCCGCGGCTTAGTAGCCGGTGAAGCCCGACGGGCGAGTCCCAAGATCGGAACGCGCGACCTCGGTGATGCCGGCGGTGATGGCGCCCACGGTCGGGGCGGTCCCGACCAGGGTGGCCGACAGACCGACATAGACCTCGGACGTTTCGAGATCGCCGAGGCCCGCGGTGAAGCGGTATCCGTCGTTGTCGTTGAGATCAGCCAGAGCGACCGCACCCGAGGAGGCGATCGTACGGGACGACGTGCCGTCGGCGTTCGGGCCAGCCCAGAACGTGAAGTTCAGCGAAGTCAGGTTGTTGAAGTCGGTCTCGACCTGAGCATAGAGGTTCAGGTTGATGTTCCGGTGGGTGTGGCTGACCTTCACCACATCCCCGACGACGCCAGTGGCGGCGACGAGAACGCGGTCGGCGAAGGTGTTTTCCTTATCGGTGATCATCGTAAGCCCTCCTTGGGCTGAAAGGTGGTGGTCGGCGGGGGATCCCGCCGACCGGGGAAGGCTTAGACGACGCGCGCCTCGTCGACGTTGAGCGCGTCCATGCGGCGGATGGGGACGCCGCGGAAGGCCAGGCTGTCGATGCCGGGCCGGCCGAAGTTGGCGTAGTGGAAGCCGTTGTAGGCGCGGCCATCGTTCGACGCCTGACGATCAAGGAACGTCTGGGTGTTGCGGTCCATGTAGAAGGCCGCATTGCCGCCGCCGATGCCCTGGATCCGGCCCATCATCTGAACCATGATGTCGGACAGGTCCGCACCGGTGGTGCGGTCCTTGATGAGCAGCGACTTGTCGATGTTGGCGGCGCGCACGGCCCAGCGCGGGTCCTTGACCTTGAGACCGCAATCCCATTGCCAGTGATCCTTGTAGGCCAGGTACGGATTGCCGTCCTCGTCCAGCACCTCGTCACCGATCGGGTGACCATCGGGGCCCAGCGTCTTGTTGGTGGTCGTGTCCATGTGGAGCAGACCGCCCTTGCTGTTCTTCGGGTACAGCCCGGTGATCTTGTCCGGCGCCCACACGATCAGCCAGATCGAACGGTTGTCCGTGCCCGTGCCGCCGGCGTCGATGATCTGGTTGGCGTAGGAGCCCGACAGGGAGTTGTAGCGCGGGGCCAGGCCCGTGAACTCCTTATCGGCGAACAGGCTGTTGCCGTAGAACATCGTCTGCCACAGCTCGTCGCTCATGGCCTCGACGAACGGACGGCCTTCCGAGAGACGATATTCGGCGATGTTGCCCGACAGGATGGCCAGATCGCGGTCGACTTGGAACTTGCCGACGATCTGCGCGGTGGCCTCGTCGACTTGGGTGCTGCCACCTTTCGACCGGGGCGTACCCTCGTTCTTACGACGGAACGAGACCGCCGGCTTGGAGGTGCGCTGGCCAAAGCGATCGCCGGTGACGAGGTTGCCCTCGACCCACGACACATCATCGTTGGCCTCGTTGGTCTGGGTCAGGATCTCGGCGATGTCGGCGAGGCCGCCACCGGGATCGAGACGGTTCATCACGTCCATGAGGGACGGCACAGTGGCGTTACGGACGGCCATCGGTCTTCTCCTTCTGTGGCCCCCTCAAGGGCCGGTGGGAAATGCTGCACTGTCTCTCGACGTTCAGCGGTGAACCTCGGGGCGCCCGTCTCACGACACTCGCCCGTCGGTATGGGTTACGACTTCGGCTGGAATGCCGGGTCGTATAGCTTCTGTGCGGTGGTTCGGGGCTGTTGCCCGCCCTCGCCGCGATGGACTTCTCCCTCGGCCAGTTGCGCGCCGGCCTTCGCCATCGCTCGCCAGAGGCCAGGGTTGTTGGCATAGCCGCTCTCGGCCAGATCGCTCATCGTCTTGTCGTCGAGGAACTGATCGCGGAACAGGGCGACGTTGGCCTGGGAACGGTCGAAGTTGGCGCCGCCCAACTCGGGATCGGCGCGGATCTCCTCGACCCACTGGCGCGTCACCTCGGCCCGGTTCGCCGTCATCGCGGCCGCCACGCCATCGAGGGCGCGGTTGACGATCTGGCCAATGATCGGCGCGGCCCCGTCGAGGAACGCCTGCGCCTGATCGTCCGGCACGCCGAACTGTCGCATCAGCGGGGTTGCGGCCTCGATGTCGGCCGGGTCCAGCGTCGTGCCTTCCGGCGGGGTCAGCCCCTCATACGGCGCGGCGGGGGCGTCATCGCCAGCAGCGTCCGATTCAGCGCCATCAGCATCAGCGTCAGCGTCGGCAGGGGCCGCAGCGTCATCGCCGTCAGCAGCGCCATCCGCGCCGCCCGCCGCTGCATCGCCGATAAGGTTCGGTTCCGCGGGGGCCGCGGCGTCGGCAGCGGGCGCATCAGGGGCGCCGGCGGCCGGAGCCTCGATGGCGGCAGGCGCCTCATTCGGGATTGGATCGGGGGTCACTGTCACGCACTTTCTCCTCTAGCTTGGATTGCTCGACCGCAAGGTCGATGGGGAACTGTGGGTCGATTCCCACAAGCTCACTCAGCAGCTCCAGCCCAAGGGCGCGACGACCAGCCTCGAAAGGGTAGTCGTCATGATGCGCGTGGCGGACAGCCGCGTACATACCGGAGCGGGCCTGGACTGTAAAGAACCACCGACGGAAGGCCGGCAGGACGATCAGCGCCTTGGCGTCGAGAGCGGCTTGGGTGGCCAAGGCGAAGGCGCGGCGCTTCTGGGCGTCGTGGACCTTCTTGCGGGCGGCGACCTCATCCGGGTCGAACTCCCGCAACATTTCCTCATAGGCGTCGAAGTCCGCCCTCGTCGGTCCGGTCGTCACGTTGCGATCTCCCTCGCGCTGGCTGGACTGTCTGGATGCCCCTTCGGCCAGCCGTAGCGGTCTTGACCGACCACCACAACCACATAGCCGTCGCGCAGGGTGTAGTCGCGCACATCGACCGTGCCCCGGTACCAGAACACCGTCGTCGTCCCGTCGTCGTTCAGCCGGGGCGGTGGAAGCGGATCACAATGCAGTCGCTTCGCCGCCGCCGCCTGCTCCTCGCGCCCAATCGGGCGGAACGGCCAGGTCAGGAACATCAAACCCCCGGTTGGAGGATGGCGTCGAGGGCCGGACGCCCCATGACATCGGTGCGCGACAGCAGCTCGGCGGCGCCGGCCGCGTCTTTCATCGGCCCGGCCATCGCCGCCATCTGTTGCGCCTGCGCCTGTTGCTGCGCCGCGGCGCGCATATCGGCCACAGCCTGATCGCTCCGCATGACGCGGGCGGGAACGCCGATGCGCTCGCCGTATTCCTCGACCAGCTCGTCCGAGTCCACGCGATCCAGCACGGAGGGGAAGGCGCCGGCCACGTTGCCGACGAACCCGACGTAGCGTTCCATCGCGCCCAGGCCGAGCATCTTCTGCGCCTGCGCCAGCACGCCGACGAACTCGATGTTGAGCGGCACGCCGTCGATCTCCTCCGGCACGGGCGGGAGGCGGCCCTGACGCGAGGCGATCGAGAACGCCTGCATGACGATCACGCCCAGCTTCTCGACCTGCACCCGATCCGTGACCGGGCCGAGCTGCGCCAGTTGCTCCTCGTGGCGGCGGGCGATCTCCTCGACGTTGCGTGGCTGAACCCCCGGCATCCCCTGGCTGATCGCCATGAACAGGCGGGCGTAGGAAATATCCTCCAGCGTGTACTCAGTCCGGTCGATGGCCTGCCCGGCGAACTGCATGAACTGTGGATTCGGCTCCCAGATCGGGCGGATGGCTTGCTGCATATCCGTGGCGGCCGAATAGGTGATGCCGCCGGGGATGAGGTTGGCCTGGGCGTTGCGGTTGGCCACGGGCGATTGCAGCGCCGGGCGGGTGCCGAAGTCCATCGACATCTGATAGCGCAGCTCCTGGAGCTGGAGCTTGCGCGCCTCGGGCAGGCAGTCGAAGCCGGGGCCGGCGGAATAGACTTCCATCCCCTGCACGTCCCATCGCGGGGCCCAGAACGGCTTTTCGCGGAAGCCGCCGAACTCAAGGATGCCGTCGGCATTGTCGGAGCCCGTCTCCCAATAGACCGAGCGGTACGGCATATTGGTCCGGTCGATCTTGCCGTGGTCGCGCTCGCGGTTCGGCTCGATCGCGTGCATCACCGGCACGAGGGCGTCGAGTTTCTTCTGGCTCTTGAGGCGCTTCGCCGCCGGGCTGATCTTCGCCTCGTCGAACTTGTCGTAGAGCATATGCACCGGCATCGTCGCGTCGCGGTACAGCGTATCCGTCCGCAGCGCCCGGTCCTGGCCAAGCCAGTACTCGCCCACTTGCAGCGAATAGCAGGCGGCGCCGTGCTCATAGTCGGGGATCATCAGGCCGGCCTCGGTCCCAAAGCGGCCCAACTCCGAATAGCCCGCCTGCATCGCCGTGTAGATCGTGGTCCCGGCGAGGAAGTCGTAGAGGATGGCCGTAACGTCGTCGATCCAGACCTTGACCTCGTAGCTCTCGGCCAGTTCCCGGTCGGCGGCCTTCAGCTTGAACCACGGTTGCGACGGCGAGGAGAGGCCGCTCGACATCCCGTTGGACAGGGTGCGAAGGCACGTCGACGCCTTCGAGTTGAACATCCGCGAGTTAGCCTTGCCGCCCGTCACGTCGCCGGTCTGCGCCTGGGTCTGGGCGCTGCGCCCGCCGAGGGCGGAGATATACTGGCTATGCCGGCGCTGGGTGTAGTTGGCGGTCTCGCGCCAGCCCATTTCCCACGGGGCGCGGACGGCGCCGAGGCCGGTCCTGCGCTTCTCCAGCTTCTCGCGGAGATCCTTGTCGGAAATGTTCGCCAATCGCCTAGCCCCCCAGAACGGCCTTGCCGGCCGTCGGGGCTGCGCCGAGCACACCGTTCGGGCCGGTCAGAATGAATGACGACATCGCCGCCCGGCGCCGCGCGTCACCCTCCATCTGATCCGCGGTCATCGCCTGATCCGGCAGGCGGGGAGCTTGGCGAGGAGCGGGGGGCGGCGGAACCTTGGGGGCTTTCGGCGGGCACATCGTCAGACCTCGGTGTAGGGGTCGTATCGGTCATTGACCATGCCGACCGCATAATCAGCCGATACCGCAGAAATCTCCTCGGCGCTACCCGCGACACGGCGCGGGCCGACCGGATGGGCGAAGGTCAGGGCCAGCGCGTCGCCCTTGTCGGGGGAGGCCAGGCCGCGCGCCTTCATGTGCTCTTTCTTCTCCAGCAGGATCGCGCCGTCGGCGGTGTAACCGTACTCCACGCCGGTCAGGTCCGCCTCAAGGTCCGGGTCGTCGGCGATGGCGCCGAGCGGAAGCCACTCGCGCAGCATCGTCCACATCGACGCGCGCTTGTTCGCTGTCCGCACGTCGATCCCGTTCATGCCAACCAACCCGCCCTTCTCCCCGAAGTTCACGGGATAGACGTTCCGCACCCGTAGCTGGATCAGGCGATCGAAGACGCCGGCGCCGACGCCGCCCACGTCGACGAATACGGCATCGGGCTTGTGTTCCGTGCACCAGGCCGCGACCTCGGAGGCCAGCGACATCGTATCGGTCCCGCGCCACTCCTTGCGGGGCATGGTCTGGGCGTCGCGCCCTCGCCTCGGCTGGAGCACCGAGGAGTCGTCACCGTAGCGGGCCACGTCCAGCCCGACCACGAGCGGGTCGGACGGGATGTAGGACGGGTCGCGCTTCCTCGCCGCCTCGACCAGTTCGCTCCCGATCAACTGCATCGAGCCGACCGAGGGGAACATCCCGCGCACGCGGACCTTCACAAAGTCCGACGCCTCGCCCCAGGCGTCGACCCACTCCTGAATCAGCCGCTTGTTCGTCCGCTTCACCTTGCGGCTATCGACTTGCTTCGAGCGCCAGAGGTGGCGGAAGCGGCCGATGACGATCTCCTTGAACCGGCCGACGTTCTTCGTCGGGTTGCCATAGGCCAGCAGCAGAATCTCGGTGTCGGCGTCGGTCAGGGCGCCCTCGATCGTCTCCCAGATCGGGTCCTCGATCTCCGACGCCTCGTCGACGATGATCGTCACCCGCTTGCCGGCGTTGTGCATCCCGGCGAAGGCCGCGGGGTTGCGCGGGTTGTTCGGGATGGCGTCAGTGCGCCACGTCTTCTCGCGGTGCGTCTGATAGAACGCTGTCGCCGTCAGCGTGAACAGTTCGCGCAGGAGCGGATGCTCGACGCAGGCCAGGTCCCACCACTTCGCCAACTCGGCCCACGTTTTCGTGCGAAGCTGGGTGTCGCTGTTCGCCGTCACCACGCCGCGGGCGTCCACGATCGTCAGTGTCGACCACAGGATGATCCAACTCGTCTCGCTCGACTTGCCGATGCCGTGGCCGGAGGCTGTGGCCGAGCGGAACGGCTCGTGCGGGGTCTGGCGCAGATGCGCGCCGATGTCCTCAAGCTCGTCGCGTTGCCACTCGTCGGGGCCGGTCTCGTTCTCCAGCGCCGTCCCAGGCTTGCCCCACGGGAACAGGAACATGACCAGGCCATAGGGATCGTGCGTGAACGACGCCAGCGCCTTGGCCAGCGCCAGCTTCGCGGCCTCCGGCGTCTTCACGTCCTGATAGCGGCCATACTGGCGGGAGTCGCGCGCTGTGGCGTTGGCCGCGGTCACGCCGCCTCGGCTTCCGGCTTCGGCTCGCGCAAGTCGACGCGCCAGAAGCGCCGCCACGTCCCGGGCGCATACGCCGCCAGACACGGCTCCTCGCGCGTGCTCAGGATCAGATGCCCCTCCACCACATCCGCCGACACAGGCGTCTCGGCATCGTAAAGATGCGTCCGATAGCCCTGGTCCTCAACGCGCGCTCCAAACATCACACCACCTCCGCAATACGCACGCCCGCTCGCCGGGCACGCTCCTCCAGATCGCTATTACCACCGGGGACGACGAGAACGAAATCTACCCCGGTCAGGGATGTCCCCTCGACGACCTCGATCTCGCCGTGCCAGCGACGGAGGGCGGCCAGCGCGTCCTCGGCGGCGGGGGTCATAGGGCCGGTCGGGAGGAGGGTCATAGGGCCATATATCCGCGCGCTTCCTGCATCCGCCCGCTCTCGTTCATGAAGTAGAGCGTCTCGACCGGCGTCGCCAAGCGTGGCTCGCGCTTGCCCCACGACACCACCCAGATCGAGGTGCTGTCAGGCGTCGACGACAGATCGAGCCCGCCAGTAAATCGAGGCGTTATGCCCGTGAACGCCTCAACTGGCGGAGCCGGAACAGCAGAGGCCAGCGCCAGCGCACCAGCCCCTCGGAACAGGTCGCGGCGGTTCATTCCTCGCCGCTCCTCGGGTTCGACGCCAGCGCGCCGAAGACCAGCATCGCCGCAGCGACGACCGCAATCCCAAGCCACATCATCGTCCCGCCTCCTCTATCAGCCGCGCCATGATGGCGCTCCGCCCGGGTTCGGGCAAGGAATAGCCCGGCGACTTGCCGCCATGCTCCGTCGGGGGCGCCGTGACGATGACGCTCCAGAAACCCAGATCCTCCAGCGACCGGCGCAGGAAGCAGACGCGGATGCGCGTGCCGTTGCGGCTGGCCTCAGAGTCCTCCTGGTTGTTCCGCCACGCCTTCGCAGACGCGAGGGTGCGATAGCTCAGGACGCGGCCGTTCGCCTCCAGCAGGGCGATGAGCATGGCCGCCTGCCAGCGCGAACCGAGCAGGGTGAAGGCCACCACCTCCACGCCGAGGCGTTCCAACGGGGTCATCGTTCCTTCCTCCCGCCGGTCGCCGGCTTCAGGTGGTTGCGGCGTCCGACGTGCCAGAGCTTGCAGAAGCCGCACAGGTAGCTCTCGACGCCCTTCCCCTTGCGCTTCATCGCCTTGGCGACCCGGGCGGCGATCTGTCCCGTCGCGTGCGCCTCCTTGCCGACACAGGAAAAGGGCGAGGCGCGCGGGTTCTCGCGATGCGACATCAGCGCTCCTCCCCTTGCCGGGCGTTCGGGTCCAGCCCCTCGCCGTTGCAGGTCGGGCACGGGACCGGCTGCGCCACAAGCACCGTCTCCTCATAGGGGTTGGCGCTGATCGGCCGCGAGCCTGCGCGGCCCAGCACCACCCCATCGCCGTTACAGCGCGGGCACATCACCGCATGGCCGATGCGCTCGCCGAAGACGCGCAGGCCGCGGTCGGCCCGGCGCAGCTCGCCTAGCGCCCAGATGCGGCGGTTCTCCTCCTCACGCGGGTTCATCGAGCACCGCCTGGATCCGCTGGCGCAGATCCTTTCCGAGCCACGGCCGGGCCCTCGTGATGAAGCCAGTGGGGCTCGCCCCGCGTATCTGCTCCACGATCATCGGGGCGTCTTCCGAGACAACCACCTCCATCGTCGAGAACCTGTGCCCGCAGGCGCAGCGTCGCCGCCGCCGCCAGCCGCCCTCTTGCGGCCGGCTGTCGAGCACCTCGCTCAGTCCAGCCTCTCCGCACGCGGAGCATCCCAAGCCTTCAGCCATTGTCGTCCTGCCTCCGAAAGAACATCGCCTCGATAGACCGGCACACCGAACTCCCCGGCGCCGGTATCGGCCCAGACCGCACGGGTCAGGCCACGCGACCGTAGTATCAACAGGTGTGGATAATCAAGGTGCCTCGGCATCACAGGATCGGCACGAGCGAGAGCGGCGGCCAGGTCGTCGTCGCTCAGGTCAGGCAAGCGCCGCTCCCCGGGCCTGATCCCGCGGCCCTTGGCCTCCGGCACGCGGGCCGCCTCGGCCGCCTTCGAGCGGCGGTCTATGTCAATCTCATCAGCCCGACGGGCCATATGCCGCTCAAGAAGCACACGGTGCGCCTCGGCTCCCGCCCTCGCGCGCTCGGCCTTTCCGGCCTGCCGATCAATCCAGCGGGGCAACAGCGTCACCCCACGACCCGTCTCGAAGCCATCGCTTTTCCGGCGGCAAGCGTCGCGGCTCGCGCGGATCAGGGAATGCGGACTTGACCGCCGAGTCCGTCTTGCGCGTCCGCCATTGCCACAACATCAGGTCGAGCTCGCCAGCGCGCAGATCGCGGCCAGCAGCCACTTGCGCCAGAGAGAAGCCCCGCCTCATCCGGGCCCAGCAATGGGCCAGGTCGCCATCGTTCAGGGTCACGCCCGACCCTCCCGCACGGCCCGCAGCCAGTCCTCGATGTCGCCGGCCGTCCAGTCGAAGCCGGACGGGCAGACGGACGGCACGCGGTTGATGAGGATGTCGAGGATGCGGGCCACGCACTCCCGGTCCCCATTGTCCGACGATACCCTTTGCGTGGTGGTCTCCATCACCACCTCTAGCATCTCATCCCGTATCGTCACCGGCTTTCCTCCCCTCGGATCTGGCGCAACTCCTCGCGACCGTGGACCGATTCCATCTTCTCGATCAGGGCGTCGAGCACGGCGTCGACCGCCGCAGAGCCATCCAGCACCTGCCCTCCCGCGTTCTCGGCGGCCTCGATCAGATCATCCTTCGTCAGCATCGGCTTTCCTCCCTTGCCGTGAGCGGCGCAGCGCCGCCTCCATCGCGTCGGCGAAGCCTTCGCCCGCCGTCACCTCGAGCTTGTCCGTCAGCAGGCCACGATGCTTCATCAGCAGCGAGATCGCCTGGAGCTTGTTCGGCGCCTTGGCCTTCACCCGGCGCACGTCTCGCTTGATCGTGTTCCCCTCGTCGTCGACCTCGCGGCCGTCGGTGAAGTCCTCGATCGACACCTCGGTCAGCGCGGCCAGGTCGTCATCGGTCGCCTTCGACAGATCCAGATAAGGGTCGCCGTCTGGGGTGACGTGGAGAAGCCGGGCCATGCTGAAGCGGCCGATCTTCGCGGCCTCGGCCAGCAGCTCGTCGTCCGACATATGCAGGGCCTTCCACCTTTCGGCCCGGATGAGGTTCAAACGTGCTGAAATCTCCGGTTTCTTAAGGAGATCATGCGCTTGACTGTGCGCACTCTTTTCCGCGTAGCCAGCCTCCTTCGCCGCCCTGGTCGCGTTGCCGTGACGGGCGTAGCCCTGGCAGAACGACTCCATCTTCGGCGTCAAGGGCTTCGGGGGCGCAGCTTCGGTCATCCGTCACTCAACACTTGAAACAGGGCCGACGAGATCGGGATGGCCGTCATGCTGGCGCGGCGCTCCATCACCACCTCGTAATCCTCGCGGGTCACGACGGTCTCGGCCCGCATGGATTCAGCTTCCGCGTCGTCCACATAGAAGGTTGGGGCTGTCTCGGTCATGAAGTCGCCTATAGCACGAACGGCTGGCGCTTGGTCGGTGCTGTGGAGCGTGGCCACGCCTCAACAGTCAGCCCGACAGAGCGGGGCTCAGGGTTCACCTGTATCAGCACGCCAAGAAAGCGCCCTCCGTCCACGCTCTTACCGTCGAGCGCCGCGGGGGGCTGATAGGGCGCCGTAGCCAAGTGGTGCGCCAACAGCCTCGCCTCCCAATCACCCAGACGGATCACGGTCGGCTCAAGGCCAGCGTGATCGATGATGTAGAGCTGAGACCGGATCACCGTCTCGACAGCAGCGCCGACCTCGGCCAAGTCATCACGTTCGCTCATCGTCCGAATCCTCTCCCCTTGGGCCAGGCCCGTTTCTGTTTCGGCCACGGATCGGGCCGGCTCTTGATCTGGGATCCGTTCTTCTGGCGCCGGGCCCACTGGCCGGTCTCGCCGCCCTGGGCCTTGGCCTTCACGATCCGCGGCATATCCTGGCCTTGCGTCTTCGCGGCCGCACAGGGGGCGCGCAGGAGCCGCCGGTTCTCGAGATCGTTGGTCCCGGTCAGGCCGAGCGGGTTCCAGTGCTCATCGATCGTGCCCTCCCTGGCGTGGTCGAGCTTCTGACCGCACTCGCCGCAGCCGCAGATCCCACCCTGGCGCAGCGCGAGCTCGGCCCGCTGCTTCTTCGTCAGGGGCTTGCGCTGCTCGGTTGATTTGTCGGGCTCGGGGATGAGCGAGAAATCCGGCTTCACGGCTCCCCCCTTCTATACATGGTGTGGATGGTCCTCATGACACCCGCACCGCCTTTCCGAAGCACTCGGCTATGTAGAGGATGGCGGCTCGGGCCGTCGCGCGCGCTCCCTCAGCCACATCGAACGGCGTGAAATTGTTCAGCACCTCGGTTGGCGATGACGCCTGCACGCGCTTGCACTGGCCCATCGCCTCGATGATGCGGACAGCCAACTCGTCTTCGCTGACCTCGCCGATCAGTTTCTGGACGGCTTTCGGGTTCATGCTCATGGCTTACTCCCGGTAGGGGTGGGATTGGGTTCACTCGCGCAAGCGCTCGTCCCTACCGAGCTTGCAGTGGTAGGCTCCCAACGCTCGCGCTCGACGGTTTCGGTCCAGCGCCGAAGGGTCTGCGTGTGCCCCTCGCACCAGAGACAGGACCGTATGTCGCCGCTCACCGCCCAGCGAGTGTCGCCGCCGATGAAGTGGCGCGAATGGTCGGTGTCGATGGCGCAGCGCCCGATGCGGGCGTAATCGCTCCAGAAGTCCGCGAGCAGGGTCAGCTTCCCGCCCATGCCGGTCCAACAATACGCCTCTGCCCGTGCTCCGCTCGTTAGAACCTGCCAAAGGCGCGATCCGATCAGATGGCCCTCATCCATCCAACCAATGTAGAGATTGCCATCTTCGTGCCGGAAAACCTCGTTTCGCGGCCCACGACTGTTCTTCGCGCACCACTTGGCTAGGTTGGGGCTGTAGCGGTCGCCGGTCAGGCCCCAAGGCCGTCCAACAGGACAAGCCCCGCCGCCAACCTCAGTCTCGCCGGGTATGAGCGCATCGCGCGAATGATCCCTACTCATTGCGGTTGTCCAGGGTTGTTGAGGAAGGCTTCCGCCTGATCGATAACTTGGCCCCAGCCGATCACCCCCATGCCATTGTCGTTCTCAATCTCGACAATCCGCCGCAGCAGCCTCACCGCTTCATCCCGTTCTCTGGAGACCTGTTCCAGATCGGAGGCGGGGATGAGGGGCTGGGCTCGAAACGGGACCTGCTTTATTCGAAGCGAGCACCGGCCCATCCCCCGGATCGGATCGGTGTCTAAGGCAAAGCCGCGATGATAGCCTCGCACCGCGTGATCAAAATACCAGCGGAGCCTATCGTCGCTAACGTCTACGTCTGACGGCACAAACACGTCGATGGAATAGTAGTGATCGCGCGCATCGCGCGTAGCCTCTCCCACCTGTCTGTTCTCCCTACTCATATCAGGCGTCTCCCGTGATGGTGGAGAGGATGGTCTTGGCGTCGCGAAGCCGGATCGAGACCGTGCTGTTCAGATGGTCCTCGGCCAGATTGATCTGCGCGGCCAGTCGGGCCTTGATGTTCGACCAGACATCGCCCGACCTCACTTCTACGGGAAGGACGGGAGCGGCGGCGCGGTAGAGCGGTTCGGCAGACCATCCGGCGGCGCGGTCGGCGTCGGTGATCGGCTCCTTCCACGGCGAGGCCAGTTCGCAGTCTGTCGGCTCGGTTGGGTGGGTCAGCAGCCAAGCGACGGGTGCACTCCGCTTCGCTCCGTCCCCACCGCGTGACCGGTTCTCGTTCTGCGCCTCCAGTGCGTCGAGAAGGGCGATCAGGGTGTCCTCATAGGGTTGCGCGACCGCATCGAGGGCCTCTATCGCGGCGTCCAGGTCGGCTTCCTCGGCGTTGTCCGCGCCGCCGGGGGCGGCCTCGTATGCGAGCCGGGCGTTCTTCGCCTTCTCCGCCAGCGCCCGAAGGTCAGCGAAGTCGGCTATGCTGGGTGCATCGGCTGCGCCGATACCTGGCTGTGATGCGTCTCTGGTTCGGCTGGTCATGCTGCCTCTCCCGGTTCCATGTTCTGTTCGGCAATGAAGCAGGTGATCCCGCACGAGATCGGCTCGGGCGTGTCGTCGTCGGCACCGTCGAGCGGGTCCAGTTCGTCCAGAAAGACGCTGACCTTCTCGCCGCCGATGGTCTTGCGAACGAGGGCGTAGCCCAGCTCACGTTCCAGCGCGGCCATGCGGTCGAAGCGGTCGGGATAGTTCCGCCGGATGCGGTTCCAGTAGGCCGGGCCTTCCGCCTTCACGCAGGGCAGGCAGTTGTTGTTGTCGAAGCCTTGCAGGTAGGGCTCGGGCAGTTTCATCCCCGCCCGCTCGATCAGGGCGTAACAGTCCGCCTTGCTGACGCCGTGGTCGATCAGCGGAAACTCGCAGACCATCTCGCCTTGGTGGTGCTGGCGGAAGATGGCGGCGCGCTTGCGTTCCTCGACCGTGAATCCCCAAAGCTGGATTGCGTCGGATGGCAAGGCCTGGGCGTTGCGGACCTCGCGCTTCAACTCCGTCGTGCAGGGGGCACCGCGCGGGCCGCGTAGGAACCGGCGCTTCTCCCACACCGCCCATGTATCGGCGTATTGCTCAGACCGGAGGCGCGCGACCGGCTTTCCGAGCCACACCTCCAGATCGGTCAGGAACCGCTCCGTGTCGGCGTGTTCCGAGCCGGTGTCGATGTAGGCCAGTTCGACCCGCTCAAGGCCGTATTTGGCGATGCCGAGCTTGCAGGTGACGGCGGATGCAGCCCCGCCAGACACCCAGCCAATGACGCGGGCGTCGGTCATCAACCTTCTCCGGTCGGAGGAGTGGGGAGGGTGGCGGCTCCCGGGTTGCACTTCGGGCAGGGAATATCGCCGCCCTGTGTGAGGCCGCCGCCCGGCTCGTCGCAGCTGTCCAAGTCCCACAAGAACCCGTCGATGCAAGTGCTGTCGTTGTAGGGCGCGCCAAAGTCTCGGCCAGTGTAGCCGCACCCGGAGGCGTATTCCTCCTCCCTCCCCGCTACTGGCTGGGCGGCTCCCACCGCATAGGCGCGTTCACAGTCAGCGGTGCAGTCACAGGCCGCGCCGCACTCCTCGGCGGGCGGGACGACGGCCTGCCTGAGCGTCTCGCGAACGACAGCCATTTCGATCTGGTGCGAGATCGACTCCTTGGCGGGCTGGGCGGCTTCGGCTCGGGAGAGGGCGCGGATGGTGTCCTTGGCCATGTCGATGGCGATGCGGGACGATTCCTCCCATGTCGCGCAGCCGAACGGGTGCATCGGGCTTTCCTCGACAAGGATGGAGTCGAGCCGGTCGAACAGGTCGGTCAGATCAGCTACAACCGTCCCTTCCGAAGGATTGGGTGGGGGTGGCGGGGCAATCTCTGCGACGGCAAGGCCGAACCCCGTTTCGGGATGGTAGGCCATGCGGGTTTCGTAACGCCGCTCCCCCTGTGTCTCAGGAGTGGCAGCAGGTTGAGCGGCTATGGAAGGACGCCAGTGGGTGATGTCTGCGAGGCGGCTTTCCCCGACAGGCCACGTCCACTCATCCGAGATGTAGCCAAGGCGCTCGGCTGCACCCTTTGAAAACCGCACGTCCACCCGCATCCCCGGAGCCGGGTTGAAGCCGGGGTTGGGTATCCAGCCGGAGGAGTCGGGGCGGCCGAGGAAGGTCTCCCCAAGGTCGGCACCGTCGAGGAAAACGCACGTCTGAACGACCGTGCCGTCGCGGCGTCGCAGCCAATCGCCGGGCTCAACGAGTCTCGCGCTCTCCGAAGTCAGCACTTCTCCAACCGGAGGCCGCTCTCTCTGTGTCATTGTATCGGTCATTGGTCTGGGCCTTTCGGAAACAGATCAGTTTGTTCAGGAAGGGCGCGGCGCTCTGCATTGGCGGCCCAGCGTTCCAGGGTCGGTGCGAAGTTCCGGTGCGGCTCGCTGTCAGACACGGCCCATTGACGAGCGGCTGAACGGTGAGCGGCGGCGGTGAAGGAGGCGGGCGTCATGCGGCCTCTCCGTCAAAGCCGCTCGAACACGAGCAGGCCCTTTTCTGTGACGCCGCACCGCCGCCATCCGGCTCGGCGAAAGCAAGCACCCGGATTGGCTGACCGGACAGCTTTCGGATCGACAAAGGTGTAATGCCGCAGACTAGGCCAGCAGTGATCAGCGACCGCGTCAGCCTGTCGGATAAGGATGGACGAGAGGACCGGACCCTCGTTGCGGAACAGGGTGCATTCGACCCCGGTTTGGCTGTCAGCCCGGTATTCGCTTCGCCTCCAAACAAAGGCAGCGTCGCCGTCAGCTGATCGCAGGACGATCTTGTCGCCGGGACCGATGCATAGGTCCGACGTTCGCTTCGACTTTCGGCTGCTGTAGTGGCGCCGGTATAGGTCGCGGACGGATAGGTCTCCGTCCTTCGTGAGCCACCAGTGTGCGCCTTCACGAAAGGGCATTGCTCACCCATGCCGCCCTCCCCGGATGATCTGGGTGTCGCCGGCCGTCTGGCGAGGCGCCCCGCACGCTTCGCGCCAGCGACGGGCCGAGCGGATGGCGAGCGGATGGCCCCTCATCCCCAGGAGCCGGGCGATCGGCTTCCACTCGAAGCCGGCCTCGCGCAGCTCGTGCGCGGCATGACAGCGAGCCATGACGACGTGGGCCTTCTGGCGCGCGGGGTGCGCGCCGCTCATCGCCTTCACGTCGACGAGGTGCTCAGCGGCGACGCGGGCGAGGATCCGCTCGGCCGCCGCCCTGGAGGCGTTGGCCGCGACGATTGCGGGCTCGATCATCATGCGCCGACCATGATGCAGATTCCGAGGATCGAGCCGACCGCGACGGCGAGCACGCCCACGGTGGCGAACGCCTTGAGCAGCGCCGGCGCCCGGCGGCGGGGGAGCTCGAGCACCTCGCCGGCGATCAGCGGAAGATGATGGCCGCACGGCGGCGGCGGAGGGGCGATGTCTTTCACGCGGGGGCTCCTTGAGCTTTGGCCTGGCGGATCGCCGCGGCCAGTGAAACGATGCGGCCGGCGCCGATCTCGGCGTTCAGCTCGCTTTCCTCGGTCAGCAGATCGGCGATCAGGTGAAGCCGCTGCTTCGCCTCCTCGACGGTCCAGAGGTTGCCGAGACGGTCAAGCACCTGACCATCGACGGCGGTGAACGGGTTTTTCATCTGATTCTCTCCCGCCCGTCCGACCGGGCAACCGCAAACTGCGCCCGTCGCGCGCCGGTGTCAACCTTGTGTGTCAGTCTTTTCTCGTGCGGTAACCCACGCCTCGCGTGCCGCTGTCGCCTCCGCCACCGCGGCGTCCGCCAAGCGAATCCGCTCCCCTCTCGGCCCTTCGTCAGTCGCGGGCCCGGGCCCCACCTTGTTCGACAGTTCCGTAGCCTTCAGTCGCAGCTCGCGCCAGACCGATTCCAGCCGCGCCACCTGAACCGCCGCTGGGTCGGGCTCGCGCCACGCCTGGAGTCCGCCGAGAATCGCTGCGCGATCCGAGCCTAGACGGCGGCACTCGCCCTCCAGTTCCGCCACGGTCGGGAACCACGCCGTTCCGCCCTTCGGCTCCACCACCAGACCCCGCACCGCCTCTCGCGCCACGTCGAACGGGTGGCGCATCAGGGCGTGGGTGTAGAGATCGAAACCGACCTCGGCGATGGCGTCACTGTTTGCCCGCCGCGCCGTTCCCGCCTGAAGCTGGACGATGAGATCCTCCGCCTGCTCCCGGCTGGGCGGCGTCGACATAGCCGTCACCCGAGCAATGGCCCGATCAACGTTCGCCTTCGATGGCGCCGTCACTCCAGCCCAAGTCGAAACCCGATACGGGGGCTTGTTCTCCGGGAATCTCCATTCGTGATGCGTCTTCAGCTCGACGCCGAGCGCGGACATCAGCGAATGTCGTATCGTTTCGTCGACCTCCTCCGGGGTATGGGCGGCCAGCCATGCCCGCGCCTCGTCGGGCGACCTCGACAAGGCGGGCGCGGAAGGTTCTGTGCCAGTCGGCCTTTGCTGCGTCGCGGCTTCGACCAAGCCAGTAATCACGGAACTCATCGGCTGCATCGTCAACATCCTTTCGGGTCAGGTGAAGGGAGACGCCTTTCGCGTAATCCCCATCGTTCGGCTTCCAGTCCTCGGCGATTCTCGCGCCTCTGGCCCGCGTTGGTTTCGGCAACGCGGGTGTAGAAGACTCGCTAGAGTCTTCTACATCTGGTTCTGGTTCTGGTTCTGGTTTTGTCGGCAAACCGGAAGCATTTGCTTCCCGATTTCCTGTGTCTTTTCCTGCCCTTGCTGCCCCGCCCTTTTTTCCGGCCTCTTTGCGTTTACGGCTGGTGGATTCGTAACTGGCCAGTTCCTCACGCACCCGGTCGTGCCACCATTTCCCGCGGCGAAAGGCGAAAAACTCCATGACGATCGGCTTCATTCCGGCCCATTCTTCGGGGGTGCAGAGCGCCCACGCGGCGAGCTTCGTATCATCGTCGGGCAGGGCGCCGCCTAGCTGCCACGCCTCGCCGATCAGCAGGAAATAGGCGCCGTGTTGATCGCGCTTCAGGTGGCGCGTGCGCTTGTGGTAGTCGCCCCAAAACAGCTTCATGTAAGGCGGCGCAGCCATCAGACGCGGCACCGGATAGGAAAGTCCCAGGCCACCAGCGCCGCGCACAGGTTCTCGACCGACTTGCCGCTGGCGCCGCGGCCGGCCGGCCAGAGCGCATCCATCAGGAGCTTTTGCTCGGCAGTCAGCACGCCGGTCTCGGACTTGACCTCGAAGTGATAGGTCTGCCCGGCTTCCATGCCGCGCAGCTTCACGAATATCAGGTCATAGAGCCCCGGGCGCAGGCCCTGCTCGACTACCCGCCCCCGCTGCTTCGGCGTCAGCTTCACGCCGTTCAGCGTGGCCGACCACCAATAGGCCGGCGACGGTTGAGGGAGCGCCAGATCGAGATACTCGACCATCGCCTTCTGAACCTCGGCCTCGGGCTGTCTGCGGCGCTTGCGGGTTTTCACGAGGCGGGGGGCTGGCGGCCACATCAGCGGCGGCCAGCCTGGGGGCCGTCAGTCGGGAGGGACGACGGCCCCCGCGAGCCAGCCTCGTTCGGAGGCGGAGCGGCTGGCGCGCTGGCGAGCCGGTTTCTCTCACGGATGCGGGCGGCGATCAACCTGTCGACGGCGGCCTCCATCCGGCGGAGGCTCGACATCGCGAAGTCTTCACCGCGGCACATCCGATACCAGGTAGCGCGGCCGACCTCGGCCTCATCTCGGACGGCGGAAGCCTTGAGCCCGGCATCCATGATGCGGATGCGGAGCGCGCGAACAGCGGGATCAATCTGTGTCATGCGCCGTATCTGCTACAGAACCGGATGCGTCGTCAACGATCCTTTTTTCACCGAAGATGATTGACACGCCTCCCGACGCGCCCCTACTGTCCAGTCATCGGCTCGGAGGCCGACGGGAGAAAACATCATGGGCTTCGCCCCCTCAGACTACATCCGCGCAGGACAGCGCGACGCGACCGACGGGTTCGGCAAGGTCGGCAATGCCGGCGAGCGAATCCCCGGCGCCTACGAGACCCTGGCCGAGACCCGCGCCCGGCTCGCGACCGATCCCGCCTTCCAGAAGATGCAGGCCAGCGTCGACGCCGCGGTGGCGCAGGCCGAGCGGGCTTTCGGGAGGCGGGCATGAACGACCCCGATTGGGATTTCGACGACCTGAATCCGCCGCCCCCGCCCGCCCCCAAGGGCGACGCCTTTTTCGGCCTGATAGTCTGGGCCTTCATCATCTGGGGCATTTCGTCCCTCGCGCTGTGGATATTCTGATGACCGACACCGCCATTCACCTCCAGAACAGCCTCGACGCCCCACTCGTCGACCCCGAGTTCATCGCCAACAAGCACAAGGACGCCTTCGTGGCCGCGTCCGAGGTGCTGAAGCAGGCCCAGGACTGGCCCGCCGAGGTGAACGGCCCCGCCGATCTGGAGGTGCTGACCGTCGGCGTCCGCCAGATCATGAGCGCCGCGAAGACCCTAGACGCCTGCCGGTCCGCCGAGAAGCGCCGCTTCGACGAGGCGGGCAAGGAGGTTCAGGCCCTGTTCCTGCCCCGGCTGACCAAGCTGGATCAGGCGAAGCAGACCGCCCTCGCCGCCATCACCCGGCATAATCGCAAGGTCGAGGAGGAGCAGCGCCGCCTCGCCGCCGAGGCCGCGAATCGCGAGCGCGAGGAGGCCCGGCGCCGGGCCGAGGCCGCCGCCGCGCTGGAGACGGCCGGGCACGATGATGTCGCCGAGACGGTGATGGAAACCGCCGTCGACGCCGAGCGCATGGCCGAGAAGCTGGACCGCCAGGCCACGGGCTCAGCCGCCGATCTCGTCCGCACCCACACCGCGGGCGGGACCGTCACCAGCGCGACGACGATGACCTTCGAGATCATCGACGGGCCCGCCCTGCGCGGCACGCTCGGCCCGCTCGGCGACTACATCGACCAGCCGTCCATCGACAAGGCGATCCGCGCCTACATCAAGGCGAAGAAGCTGGCCGGGCAGTCGCCGTTCATCCCCGGCGTGCGGTTCTTCGCCGAGAGCAAGGCGCGGGTGCGGTGAGAGTAGAGAGCATCCAGTGGCGGCTTCTGTCGCTCTATCTCGCGGCCAGCTTCATCCACGAGGCCGCCACGACCTATCTCGAATGGACGCAGCACAGCCTCGTCCGCAACCTCCTTCAACTGTCGCTCATCCTCGGGCTCGCCACATGGGCCGTGATGGCATGGAGAAAAGCATGACCACCGACCCCCTCCCCGGTTTGCCCGAGCCCGCCGCCGAGCCCCGCGAACTGTCGCAGACCAAGATTGTGACCCTGAACCTTCAGGTCAGCATCAATCAGCTCTGCGCCCAGCTGCGCGAGGAGAACCCCGACATCAACCAGGCCGACGCCGCTGGCATCGTCGGCGAGATCGTGGCGCGGCAGCTCGGAACCATCATGGCCCCCGGCGCCGCCCGGCTCGGCCTGCTCGTCGCCTTCGAGCAGACCCACGAGGAGCCGATGAACTTCATCAGGATCAACCAGGCGAAGGAGGCCCTGACCAAGCTCGCCGACCGCCGCCGGGCGCGCGACAAGCGCACGGCGGGCGGCGTCATCATCCCCGGCAAAGGAACCGCCACATGACCCTGACCTATACGAACAGCGCCGGCGAGCCCGTCGAGATCGCGACGATGGCCTACCCGCACCTCGTCAACGCCCACGCCAAGGCCACGCGCGACTACCAGGACCGCATGGAAACCGCGCGGTCCGAGGGCGTCCCCTACAGCGACCCCGACCGGCTCGCCGAGAGCGACGCCATGAAGGCCGAGATCGCCAAGCGGGACGCGGCGTATGCGGCGGAGCAGGCCGATGCCATCGACGCCGGAGAAGGGTTCAGGCCGCGATGAGCCCGCAAGCCAAGATCGCCGTGCTGACGTTCGCGCTCCGCATCATCAAGAACGGCACCAACTACCCGAGAGACCTCGCCAGAGCGGCCCTTTCGTTTGTCGACGGCGAGGAGAGAGTCGAGATCACCCGGACCCCGCCGGCCGAACTCATCGGGGCGGCCTTCGCGGCGGCGAAGGACGAGGCCGCCCTCGTCGCCGCCGCCGAAAGGCGCGCGGCGGCCAGAAAGAAAAGGCCCGCGCTGTGACCGAACCCGAAACCCTCCCGCTGTTCGACGCCTACCCGACGACGCCGGGCTATCAGGACACGGACACCAGCAAGGCCGCGGCCGAGAAGGTGAAGCCGAAGGCGTCCTGGGTCCGGGCCCGAGTCATCGACTGCCTCACCCGGCAGGGCCCGATGACCACGGTGCAGATCGCCAAAGCGATCGGCATTGCCTACGAGACGGTGCAGCCGCGCACGAGCGAGGCTCGCGCCCAAGGTCTGATCGTGGACACGGGCCGGCGCGGGCCAAGCCGAGACCCCGGGAAACAGAGCATCGTCTGGGCCGTCGCGCCTACGTCCGATTCTGACGCATCGCCATGCGACGGTGACGCATGACCGAACTCGCCCCCGGAATCTACTTCAACCTGCCGGAGCAGGAGCACCACGACGACCCCGCCCTCGGCTCGTCGTCGATCAAGGCGCTCCTCACCAATCCCGTTAACGGATTTTGGAAACGCTCGCCGCATGGTCGCCGCGTGATGGAGGCGCTCGGCCTGGCCGAGCCGGAGGCCGAGGAGGTAAGCCTCGCGCAGCAGTTTGGTTCGGCCTGCCACGTCGCCGTGCTCGAGCCGCACCGCTTCGATGACTGTTACATCGAGGCCGAGGACGCCCCGCCGGAATACCTCACCTCGAAAGACGTGATCCGCGAGGGCCTGATCGCCGCCGGCGCCAGCCTCCCGCCGCGCCACGCCGGGAGGGAGGAGTATGTCATGGCCGCCAAGCGCGCGGGCCTGAAGGTGATGGAGGACTGGAAGGCCGACTTCCTCATCAAAGCCGGGCCGCGCAAGGTGCTGTCCCGCCGCTGGCGCGCACAGCTTCGCATGATCGAGCACCTGATCGACGTGAAGCGCGCCGACCTCGACGGCCACAGCCTGCGAGAGATGAACTTCAGCAACGGCTATCCCGAGGTGACGATCATCTGGGAGGAGCATGGCGTTCGCATGAAGGCCCGGGTCGACTATCTCCGCACCGGGGGGATGATCGACCTGAAGACCTATGCCTGTCCCGACGACAAGGCCCCCGTGAGCCACTTCCTGTCGCAGATCGCGACGTGGGCCTACGACCTTCAGGCGGCCCACTACAGCGAAGCGTGGAGGCAAATCGGCCCGTTCATCGAACAGGGCCTCGTGTATGGCGAAGCCGACGAGGGGTTCCTCGCCCGCCTCCGCAAGTCATGCGCCAAGATGGAGGCCGAGAACCGCCGGCCGGCGTGGCGCTGGATCGCCGTCTCCTCAATGGGGATGCCCGAGGTGGACTTTATCGACTTCCCCGACGGCCTCGCCATCGGCGCCGCCCTCGTGCAGCGCAATCAGGCGGTCGAGACCTACCGCCGCTATGTCGATCAGTTTGGCCTCGATCAGCCGTGGGTCGCCATGCGCGGCCGAATCGTCGCAGACGACATCACCCTCGACGCAACCGGCGTGGCCCGCCGCATGATGAGCCGAGGCGAGCAGACCTGGACGACGCCCGAATGAAGCCCCTCCGCATCAAACCCCACGACGCCCCGCGCAAGCCCCAGACCAAAGACCAGCAGCGGGCGACGATGCGAAACTTCCACATCATGCGCCTGCGCGGCCTGTGGTCGCTGGCCTACATCCTGTCGCCGGCCCGGCGCGAGGCGGTTCAGGCCATCATCGACGCCGATCTGCGCGAGCTCGGCGCGCAGCCCCAAGGCGAACGCCACGCCCTGCATATGGCAGCGTTTGAGGCGGAGACCCGTCGCCGCCTCGCCGCCGACCGCGAAACTGAAATCCCCTTTTGACCCCGGAGACCATCATGACCGACACCGCCACCGAAGAACGCCAGACCTCCCTCGCCGAGATCCCGCTCGCGCGCGACCTTGTGCCCGCCGACCGCCGCCTGTTGCCCGCCCCGATGGAGGTGCTGGAGGAAGGCGCTGATCTCATCCAGAAGGCCGGCGGTTTCGTCTCCCCGGACGTTCGCAATGATCGCGGCGCCTGCGTCGCGCTGGCCTATATGTCGGCCCTGCACGGAACTGATCTGATCGCCACCGCCAGCAAGGCATACCTCGTCCCCGGAAAGGGCGGCGGGCCCGGCCGACTGGCCTTTGAGGCTCAATACATCAGCGCCCTTGTCCGCCGCCACGTCGACGAGCCGTTCGACATCACGTTCTCAGGCTCCGGCACCGCCCGCGTCGCCAAGGTCGTCGGCAAGGTGAACGGCAAGGCGCTGGAATATATCTCGCCCCAGCTCGGGCAGATCAAAACCAAGAACTCGCCCCTATGGTTCGTCGATCCCGACCAGCAACTCGGCGGCTACTACAGCGTCCGCGCCTGGGCCCGCCGCCACAAGCCCGACGTTCTCCTCGGCATCTACGCCGTGGAGGAGCTTCAGCAGATCACCGTACGCGACGTGACACCGCCGCCGCCCGACGCCTTCGCGGCCGAGGAGCCGGAAATCGAGGACGCCGAGGTGGAGGGCGAACCCTTCGAGCCGTCCGGCGGCTTCGCCACGGACGCCCCCAGGAAGCCGTATCAGGAGAGCGGCGCGGCGCCGCAGGACGAGAAGGCCGACGACCCGCTCGAATGGGCCGAGGGTGTGAAACAGGACATCGACGCCTGTGAAGACGAGCCCGCGCTCGTCGCCCTATTCCAGCGCACCGAGGCCAACCGCCGCGCCCTGTTGGCCGCCGACAAGGCCGCCAGCAAGGATCTCGACGATCGGTTCACCCAGCGCCAGAAAGAGTTGCGCGCCGGCTAGATGGTCGTCGGCTTGCGATAGCCGCCGACATAGATCACCGCACCGGCGTCGCCAACGGGGGTCGACCCGGTGCGGTTGATGATCTCAAACTGAATCGTGCCGTTGGCCGACATCCGGGGCTTTATCAAACAACCCTCTTGCGAGTGGCTGTACCAAGCGACCAGGGCGTCCCCCATGACCGAGCCGGGCACGCCGACCGAGGCGGTGCCCCGCGCGCCGGCGGCCACCGTGGCGATGTTGAAGGACACCCCTGCAACATAGTCGAACACGGGCCGGATGACCGAGATCGTCAGCACGCCGGCGGCGGCGAGGTTTACCGCGGCGTTGTGCAGGTTCGCGCGAACGACATCGACGCTGTTGTCCGCGACCGCGTATGCGTCGAGCACGACGCCGTTCAGGCCCACGCCGTCGTAGAACTCGCAGACGACGGGCAGGCCGACCTTGGCCCCCGGCACGAAGTAGTTGCTGACCGCGGCGGCGCCGCTGGCCAGGTCGGCATAGTCCACGGGGAACTCGGCCTGCGCCACGATCTCGTCGGGACGGAACGCCCGCAGGTTCAGTTTGCCCGCCGCGATGGCGCGGGTGGCGCCGGTTTGCTGATACGCCTTGACCCGCCACGACCCCTCGGCCGCGATGCGGTACGGCTCCAGGAAGTTGAAGTTGGAACTTACGTCGACGCTGGCCAGAGCGGGCGTGCCTTGCGGCAGGAATACATCCTCGAAGGCCGCGAGCGTGGTGGTGTTGCTCGTCGGGCCGCTGGCCACCGACAGACCCGCGAAGGCCGTCGTGCGAGCCTCCAGCCTCCGGCGCCTGGGGACCGTGCGGAAGTATTTGACATCCGGCGCGAAGTCGATCTGCAATTGGCTCGCGCCCTTGTCCTGAACCCGGCCCAGCGCGAAGTCGATAATCGTGCCGCCCTTGACCGTGACCCCGTAGGCGCTCGACCCAGCCTCGGCCACGACGGCATAATCCACGTTGCCGAAGCCCTGAAACGAGCAGTCGGTGAAGTCGACGTTCTGCGTGCCCTTGCCGCCCGTGCCGAAGCGCACCGCCGCACATCCGGCCGTGCCGACACCGTTGCCGGGATCGAGCTTGCACCCCCGGAACGAGCTATCGGCGAGGGTGTAGATCAGGACGCCATTCTGGTTGTCGGCGATGTCGGTCGGCTTGGTCGGCTCGCACTGGACTTGATCGAAGATCATATGCTGGACGCCGCGCGAGACGCCGGCCGCGTCGCCCAACTGCATCGGGCTCTTGTAGTAGAACAGCTTGACGTTCTCGACGCGGCCCTCGATGCAGCCCTCGATCCACAGGCCGCGCTCCGGCCACGCCCCCAGGACACTCCCTTGTTGAATCGCGTGAAGCTCGATGTCGCGCAGGGTTACATCGTTGACATAGGTGTCGGCGAGTCCGTGGACGCGGATCGCGGCGTCCGCCAGCAGCCCGAAATAGCCCTTGTTCGCGCCCGCCTCTGAAATGATGTCCGTGACCTTGGGGAAGAACGTGCCCTCCTCGATGAAGATCAGCGAGCCATAGGACGAAGTGTCATCACCGATCAGGCGGAAGCCGCTGAACTCTTGCTTCGAGCGCGTGGTCGACCCGCCGGAATCGCGACGGGTGGACAGCAGCTCGATGGCGTTTTGGGTCGGGTCAATGCCGCGCAGGTCCAGTCGCGCGCCCATACCGCGCACCTTCTGATGATCGCCCCTGATCTGAACCCGTCCATCCAGAAGATAGCGCGAGCCTGGGTTGCCCGGCACGATCAGGCTCTCACCGCTATCGACCGCCGACTGGAACGCGGCCGACAGGTCAACGTCCGATGCGCCATTCAGGATGTTGGTGTGCAGCGCCGGGTCGATGAAGCGAAGGATCGAGACCCAATCCCGAAAGACGGCGCTCGCCGGTTGCTGCACGGCGCCGGTCTGAGGCGGCGTCCAGTCGACGTTTTCGGCCAGGTACGGCCCGGCCGCCTCCGCGGCCGCCCTCGCCGCCTCGGCCAAGATCCGGTCAGCCTCGGCCGAAGCCGCCGCCTCCGCTGCGTCCGCCGCGTTTCCGTTGATGCCCTCGACCACCTCGATCCGGCCGCGCATATGGATGTCGCGCAGCGCGCCCCGGTCCAGCGCCTCGTTCAGATTCTCCAGCCGCGTCCCCGAGCTGGAGTACGACTGATCCTGAATGAACTCCGGCACGGCGCGGATGTAGAAACTGGAGGCGGCCGGGACGGCGCCGGCGTCCAGCGTCACAGACCCGCCCTCCAGGGCGTCGCCGGCGACCGAGGTGTTCCGCTCGACGGTGTAATCCGCCGGATCGATGACCGTCGAATCAGCGCCGTAATAGACCTCGATCTCGTCTTCCGAGAAGACCTTGAAGCCATAGGCGGTGGTTTGTTCGGCCCCCGTCGCGGTGAACGGGCCGGCGACCAAACTCGTCACGGTTATCGTCAAGGTCTCTCTCCCACGGTCGTCTCGACGTTGGAGCTTCCGCCTTACAGCATCAGCGCCAGAACTGCCACCAACGGCTGTTGCGGCTCTCGGCGATGGCGACCACCGCATCCTTCTTGACCGAGCACACCCGAAGGTCGGCGTCGCCGATGATGATGCCGTTGCTCACGTCGCCCAACGTCTGCGCCGTGCTGGCGTCGAACGTGCTTTCGCACGGCGCCTTCAGGCTTTCGGGTATGTGAAGGTCAACCGCCCCGCCGCACGCGCTCAAGAGCAGAGCCGTAGCCATCAGGGAGGCGTTGATCCGAGCCTTCGATTTCATCGACCTCACGTTGCTTCTCCTGTTGGTCCTGTCGGATGTCGGCGGTTTGATCGGCCACCTTGTCCAGTTGTTTGCCGGTGGTCTGGGCGAGGGACGCCTCCTCCTTCGCCTCGTCAGCCGCCTTGCATCCCGCCCGCCAACCAAGGAGGGCCAGCAGCAGCAGGACGACGAACAGGCCGATCAGCCAGGTCTTCATCGGGAGAAGGTTGAATAGACGCTTCATGGTCTAGCCTCCGTAGAGCGCGGCCTCGGCCTTGCGGCGCCGGATCAGGCCGTTCAGTTTCCGGCCATCGTTATACACCCACGAGCCGAACGCCGCACGAGCGCCGGCATAGTCGCCGGCCAGGTGCTTCTTCAGCAGGGTTGAATCCCCCAGCCCCTCGGCCTTGTCGTCGTCGTCGATGTCGAGCCCGACGTTATAGGCGAAGCTCACCAGCGCATCGAACTGCGCCTGCGTCGTCGGGAGCCCCTGAAGCAGCAGGTTCACGCCGGTCTCGGTCGCGGCCAAATCACGCCGGAACTGTGCATCGGCTTGCTCCCGCGTCCAGACCGTGCCGAGCGGAATCGGCCGGCCGTTGGCGTCGCGCGTGCTGCCCCATCCGATCGTGATCGGCAGGCCGTTCGCCGAGCCCGGATCTTTGTAGGCGCGCGGCTGGAACGACTCGAAGGAATGGATCAGGTCGATCGCCGCCTGGCTGGCGCGGAACCCCTTGTCGGCGGACGACACCTCGCCCAGCAGGGCGCGGTTCACGGCGTCGACCTCGGCCTGGGTCAGACCCTCGCCCTTGATCCTACGGATGACATCGAACAGAGCCTTGCTCACGGGACGATCTCCTCTGACAGGGGCGCCGCCGGCGGCGGCGGGCCCGCCCCGGCCATCTGAGCCATCGCTTCGTTCGACTGCTTCGCTCCGACGCTATTGCCCCACCTGAACGCCGCATACATTCCGGGCATAGCCAGCAAGGCCGTTCCCAGGCTCGAAATAATCGGCGCGACAGCAGGGTCGACCTTGAAAACAAAGAGGCCGATGATGATGCCCGCGACAATCGTCAGCGAATAAACCACGGCGATCGCGTCAAGCGTTTCATAGTTTCGTTCTGGCAGGCTCATCGCTCCGCCTCATCCTTCGGCCGCACCACCGGCGCGGGCTCGTTCCGCAGATAGGCCCAGAACTTGTCCCAACCGCGCACCGCGTCCGGCACGTTGTCCAGGGCGATCATGATGGTGGTGAAGCCCGAAGCCGCGATCAGCACCCGCCCCCAAACCGTCTTATGCCACGGCGCGACGATGGCGGGGGGGATGATCTCCGGCGCCGCGGCGACCACCGCAGCCACCGCCTTGTCGGCCCCCAGGTTTGCGGCGTCACGAAGCTCTCCGAGATCGCGTCGGATCTCCCTCATTTCCCCTGTCAGACGGTCCCTGTCCTGTTCGCCTTGTGCGATGTCGCGCTCCATGCGCTCCACCATCTTGATAACCCGATCGAAACCAGCTTCGACCCGGCCAGCGAGAGCATCGTGCCCCTCCTCGACCCGCTGCATGATCCGATGGTAGGCGGGCGACCCAGCCTGAAACAACGGATCTCGGCGGCGGTCGGTCACGAGCGGCCTCCTGGCCCTGTTGGCCTGTCGAGCCCTACGCTCGACGTTCAACGGCAGAGTTGCAAGCGCAGCCATAGGGTCGCCTTTAGGTTCCCAACCCCCATACACGATCAGCGGCGGTCGGTCACGACGCTCCATCAGAAACGCCGAACGTCGCGGGTCCAGACCATCAAGCCTAGCGCCACCACCGCTATGGCGATCGCGCCCAAGGCGGTCCAGCGCGCGAAATCATAGCCGGTCATTTCTGATCATCCTGTGGACCCCTCGCGAGCCCGTTGAGCACGTCGCCCATGTGCGCCGGCTGTTGCTCACCATCGGCAACGTCCGTCGTGTAGCTCACGATGCGCGAAGCCTGAACCGTTCCCGCGATGCCGAACCCGTAGCCGAGAGACTGGAGAACGTGCGCGGGCCAGCGTCGAGAAACCTCCTTGTCCTCGACCTCGAAGCCGGCGGAGATCAGCGCCGAGTCCACCGCCCCGCGATACAAGTCATCCCCAAGCTGTGCATAGGTGGTGAAGATGCGGCCCATCGCAGTCCCGCCGATGTCGCCAGCGAACTTGCCGGCGGCGCGGCGCTCGAGTTGACCGGCGATGTCACGGATGCCCGGGATGCCGTTCGGGATGCCAAACATCACGTTCCGCATGAACCACGCGAACACGTCTTGCGGATCCTCCCAATCGGGCCAGTCGTTCGACAGCAGGGCGTCGATGAGCGGCTGGGCGAAGAACATCCCCATCAGCCCGACCATCGCCTTCGCGCGGTCCTTGCCGTCCCGCAGATTTAGCACATCCTCGCGCTGGAGGTTGTAGGAGGCCGAGGCCCAACCATAGGCCAAGGTGAAGGTCTTGACGGCCTCGCTCCCGCGCATCACCGGAGCCGTATCGATCGGGCGGCCACCGCCCTGCGCCTGGATCACCTTGGAGTCGGCGTAGTGGATCGCATCCGCTTCCGACATCCCCTGGGTCAGGGCCATATCGTAGGCGCCGAGCCACGTCGGCCCCGACACCAGCATCAGATCCACCGCCCCGATCAGCCAGCCGCCAGCGCCAGCCAGATTGTTCCGGGCCGCCGTCGCCAGTTGCAGGGCGACCGCCGCCCGGCGCTTGGCGCTGACGTTCTTTCCGGCCACCAGCATCCCGATCGTCGCCGTCGACGCCGGCTGGAGCGCGGCGCCGCGGATGTCACGATCAAAGCTCGCCTCCTCGACGCGGGAGCGCATATAGCTGGACTGCTCCATGACATATCGGAACGGAGCGAGCGGCCCCTTCCGCATCGCCATGCTGGACGCGAGGGCGAAACCACGCGCGAGAACCTTCGGGCCGACCGTGCGCGTCGACTGCACGAGGCCGCCGACTTGCGCCATGAGGACCGTCGACGACAGCAGCATCATCCCGACCATCATGTTTGCCCGGGCGCCGCGGATCAGGCCGTCAAGCTGGCGCGTGGCCTGCTCGGGGACGGCCTGATCCTTCACCTGTCCCGCCACCCACGCATTCATATGGCCGATTACCTCGAAGCCCAGTCGGGTCTTGATGACCGACTGCACGTCGGGATGACCGAGAAACTTCAGGGCGTCGGCGACATATTTTCCGTAGGCGATGCGAACCATCTGCGTATGCGCGTCGGCACCCGCGCGCCGCATCCCGAAGTTGACCGGGCCGACATAGACTGTCCGGTCCTGAGCTGCGCCGTTGGACGTGCGCGCAACCCGGGTCACGCCGCCGAAAATGTCGTTCTCATCGGCCAGGTCACGCGCGGCCGCGGCCTTGTCGAACCGGCCGTCATACGAGACCGGAGCGTAGCCGCCGCGCAGGGTCCGTCCCGCGATCATCACAGGCGCGGCCTCGACCGGAATCGGGCGGACGCCGGTCAGCTCGCGCTCGTTGTCGAAATACTCCTCGCGCTGGCCCTCGTGAGCGTCCCACCACGCCTGAACATAATCCCACTCGGTCGGATGAAGCTGACCGTCGAGCCAGACCACAAATGACCGTCGGGCCGTCTCGACCGCGAACTCGTCGGCGTTGCGCGGGACGAACCCCCACCCCTTCGCGAACTTCTCGAAGTTGGAGGCGGAGCCCGTGTGCTTCGCCATACCGATCAGGTCTTGCCGGACCAGATCCTTCAGCGGCTCGCCCGTGTCGGGATTGACGAGCGGATGCCCGGTCAGCCGTTCCGACCACCGCACCTTGACCTCATCCGGGATCAGCCGCTCGACGGCGCGGATCGGCTCCCAGAAAGCGTGACGCAGCGCGATCATCTTCGCCGCCGCCGCCTGCCCGGGCTTGTCCAGAACGTCAGTGAAGATGCCGGTATCGCCGCCCTGGAGCCGGCGGAAATAGTCCTGTATCCGCACCAGCGACGCCTCGGCGTTCGGCAGGAAGTTGATGATCTTCGCGGCCAGCGTCTCCTCGGCCGCCATGCCCTCACGTGCGGGCTTGACCGGCAGGTTCTTCTCGCCGGTCTCCCGCGCCTCGCGAGCGGCGGCGTCAAGCTCGCGACGCTCCCGGCCAGAGATCAGCTCCTTCTTCAGCCGCCCCAGCTTGGCGAGGTGCTGGACCGCCTCATCGAGCTCGCGCACCTCGTCGACCGTGAGGGCCGAGTAGTGCTGGAGCTTCGCCTTTTCGAGCAGGCGCGACGGGATCTGGACGTTCGGGCGCACGAGATTGCCGTCGGCGTCCTTCTCATTGACCCACGCCAGCAGCGACTCGCGGGCCTTCACCTCGACGGCCGGAACCGCCGTCAGGTCATATCGGCGCAACAGGTCGTGGATCTGATCGAGGTAATCCTGATCCATCGACTTGATCGTGCGCTTCTGCCCCAGCCGGGCCATGCGCTTGATCGCCGCCTCGACATCCCGCTTCGCTTTGCGGGCCTCGCTGTAGAGCAGGAAGTTGACGGTCTGGGCCTGCTTCTGGCGGAACGCCTCGGCGTTGTTCTTCGCCGCCAGCGCCCGGATGGCGTTGCCCGCCGCCGTCCGCTCGGCGCGCAGGAACCGTTGCGGCTTCGCCTCGGAGACCGGACGCGAGCCGATATGCCGGGCCGCCCACTGGCGCAGGATGGTGTACGGCGACGGCGCCCGACCGGAGCGGCGCGCGAGGATCCCCAGTTCGGCCGCCAGCACCTTGCCCTGGGTGTCGTTGTGGATCGCCGCCAGCGCCTCCTCCTGGATCGAGCCGTCGGTGAACGGGTCGCCGTAGTGCTCCAGCATCTTGTCGCGCACGCGCTCCTCGACGCGGGCGTTACGGACGGAGCCCTTCATGCCCTCGGCCACGCGTTGCTCGCGCTCGGCCTGGTACTCCATCAGGCCGTTGAGCATGGCCACGCCGGACGGATAGCCCGCCGCCTCGGCGATCATGTCGGGGTGGACGCCGTTCTGCGTCACGATCGGCGGGACGCCCTTCGGCAGCAGGGCCAAGCCCGCCTCGTTGCCGAGCATGGCCACCGCCACCTCGCGCGACATCGGCGTGCGGCGCAGCAGGGACATCGCCTGAAGATCGGGCATCTGGTCGACGTCGGCCTCGATGTCCGGCCGGAACTCGTCGGCCAGCGCCTTCCACTCCGCCGTCTTCTCCCGGCGGATAGCGCGCATTGTCTCGCGCAGGAGGGTGTCCTGCGCTTCGTCACGGGCCCGGTTCGACAGGGCGGCGTACTCGGCGAAGGCTTCCGGCGTCATGCCCGCCAGCTCGGCGGAGGCGATGCCCTGCCCCACGCCGGAGGCCGTGCGCGCCTCCTCGATCTCGGCGTCCGTCGCCAGCAGCCGGTCCATGACGCCGCGGATGTCATCGTTGATCGCGGCGTTCGGCAGGCGCCGGCGCACGCCGTCGTAAATGTCCTTGAGCCAGGCGGCGAATCGTTGGAACGTCGAGCGCAGCTCGACGGACGGCGCGCGGCCTTCCATCAGATATTGTTCGAACGTCTCGGCCCAGCGCTCATGAAGCTCGCGCGTCACCTCGGCCGAGTCGTTGACGTTCATCCACGCCAGCACGGCCCGGGCGTCGGCCTTCACCTGTTCGCTCGCGCCTTCGCGCGCAGCGTCGTTGAAAAGCTGGAACAGGTAGCGGTGGCCCGCCTCGTGCAGGAAGGTCGACTTGTCGGCCGTCGCCATGAGCGTGATGAGGTGCGAGTCGCCCGGCTGGATCGAACCCCGCGGCCCGGTCATCCCCTGGAACAGGGTGAAGCCTCGGCCGGCCGCCTCGCGCATGGCGTCGGTGATCTCGAAGCCGGGTTGCATCCCGGTTTGTCCCTCTCCGCGATCCAGCGCCGCCATAGCCGCAGCCGCTCCGGCCTCGTCACCAGCATAGAAAGACGCGACCTCGGAGCGATGGCCCGGTGCCGTCATATCGACGCGCCCCACCTTCGCCCCATACCGC